ATATAGGAATATCAAGGCTTAGTTTTTAGCCTACCTATAAGGGATTGAAACCACAAAGACGGCCGCTGGGTCAATGTGACCCAGGGGTTTTTAGCCTACCTATAAGGGATTGAAACCCTACCTCCTTCCAAATAAAAAAAGGCCCGATGCTTCGTTTTTAGCCTACCTATAAGGGATTGAAACCTTTTAATTCAGCTCCTGCAGATGGAGCTTCAATAACGGCTGATTATACCCGATTATATCGTGTGCAGAGAGTGGATTCAGAAATTAAATTTACAGTGCAGTATATTCTGGATACAGATACCTTTCTTTTTAAAAAAACCTACTTTGTTACAGAATATACTGAAACTTTTAATACCATAAATTTTTCTCTTGTCTCACCATCGGACAAATATACAAAGCTTGAAATCTTTAATAAACGCATTGAAGAACTAATCCCAGATTATGTAACCTATGAACCCTCAAAAAAATTATATATGCCTTATGGATTTTCTTTTGATTTTTGGACATATTTTAACTATATTTTACCATCAATGGAACCACTAATTAAAATGATTCCCATTGATTTAAACTCTAGAAGATTTTTACTTGGGATAGGAAAACCTTGGCCTAATGTTACTGTCGGTTATACCTATATTTATCATTATGACGCTCAACTTAATGCAACTGATTCATATTCCCAGCATGAAATTTATTTAACTAAAACTCAATCCGCTTATTATATTGATCTTGAATCTGATGACCCTATGTGGGTTAATAGTAGATTACAAGAGTATTATTCACGTTTTATGTCAAGAGAAAAACCTTTAAAATTTCTTTTTAATGAAGTAGGCATTGAACCTGCAACCATAAAAAACTATGATGCTTGGTATGATTTTATATATCATAAATATGATTTGGACGAGGGACCATTTGCAGGTCAAGTTCCATCAAGATACGATTGTTATACTAGATTTGCACATTCAACTGTTTTTTATGGCCCGAAACCATTTAAATCTGTTTTGTCAAATTTTCTTTTTTCTATGTGTTCTACTCTTATCATGGAAAACCAAGAAGCAGATGCTTCACCATTTAAAATCTGGTATCCAGATTTAGTTACGGCTTCACCTGTAACTGATATTTCAGAAACTGATATAGTGCTTGAAACAACTGGAGGAGGTAAAAAACCAAAAATACAGATAAATTGGCAAAGCCCAAATCAAAAACGACCAGGTATCACTATAAATTATAGAATGGCATGGACTTTTGATAATTTTAGTTTATCTGATAGATGGCAAGATAGTGTGAATAACCCTGATTTAGCTTATGAAAGAAAATCAGTTCGATATGGCTCAGATTATGAAAAGGATGATTTTGTTTTTGAATCTGCATGGTTAAGCGATGAATATTGCGCAAAACTTTGTGCAAAATGGTGGAATCTTTGGAAAAATAGCAAATTATGGGAAATTGAAATGATACTTGGCTTTTGGGGTAATGCAATTGAACCAGGGGATATTATTACTCTTGACTTGCCTTATTTTGGGATTTCAAACCAAAAAGCATTAGTGTTAAGAGTAGAAGAACAAGATGATTTCCAATCTAAAGTTGTGGTTAGAAATATAGATACAACTTTAAAGGCGAAAGTTTTTGATGAAACATATTAGGAGGGTACTATGAGATACTTAGAAAAAAAAGCTCTTTTATTGACCAAAATAGAAAGCACTTATGGTGATGATGCTAATCCAACTGGTTCAAATGCTTTACCAGTTACCATCACTCCAGCAAGAAGAACGAGGCCAAAGCTTGGTAGAAGGCGTCCGGGTAGTTTTTCAAAGCTGAAGCATTTATTGGGTGAAATGTCAGGAGAAATGGTCTTTTCGCTTCCTTTAAAGCCAACAATCAATCCATATACAGACCCACAAACAGATGCTTTATATCGGGCATGTGGGATGACAAGAACAATCTCAGAAAGTGAAGTTACTTACACTTATAAACCAGGCAGTAATGCGGATAATATGAAATCAGTAACTATATATGAATATTTTGGCGATGAATTACATAAACTTATAGGAGCAATGGGCACGCTTGAGATGACAGGAGAAGCAGGCAATTTTCTTATACAAAATTTTACTTTCAGAGGTAAATGTCCTAAACCATCAAAAGTAAGTTCATGGCCTGAGCCATCTTGGGACTTAACTTCTCCACCAGCAATCAAAAATATTATCTTAAAATGGGGCACTTGGACTATGGTGGCTGACCGTTTTGCCATCAATCTACAAAATACAGTTATTTTACGCCTTGCAGTAAATGCGGATAATGCCATTAAAGGTGCATTAATCACTGATAGGGACACAATTGCTACAGTAAATCCTGCAAAAGAATCATTAGATGTTGAGGATATTTATTCGGATTTAGATAATTTAAATGAATTTGCTCTAGAAATTGTATTCATGCATTGGACAAATAAAAGAATTAGAATATATGCACCAAAAGCACAACTAAGAGAAACACCTTTAGGAAGTAGAGCGGGTATAAGAACTTGGGATTTAACTTTTGATTTGAATGCTGAAACTTATGATGACGAAATCCAAATTGAATTTCAACATTGGAATACAAGCCATGTTGGCGCTTATTTGCCAGGCTCAACCTATCTTCTTGGTTCACTTGATTACAATCTTTTTATTGAACTTCTCCACCAAGTAGAAAGTGAACTTGTGGTGCTTACTGATGAATCCACCAGCACGCAATATAAGCTCTATGTAGATAATGGGAATTTATGTATCACAGATACATGGTCAGGGACACCTGATAAAACTTCAGTGAGTTTCAAAGATAAAAACACAAATGTTGATTGCACCTTAACTATTGATAATGGCAATTTAATATTAACATATTAGAGGAAAAGGAGGTAAATTATGGCAACAAAAGAAACTATAGAAGAAATTGGCCCTGAGGAAAAATTGAAACAAAAGAAAATATCAGCAATAATTGAGTTAGAGCGCAATACTCGAAAAATCATTTTGCGTGATTGTCCTGTTCATGAACAAATTAATGCTGCTTTAGGAATTTATAGCACAACTAGAAAGGCAAATATAAAGAAATGGATAGCTACAGCAAGAAATGTTTATCTTGAAAGGAAGAAAGCTATTCTAGATGCTAAAAGTGAAGAAGATATAAAGTTAAACTTTTCTTCCTTAACTTCAATTGAGCAATCAATTAAAAAACTCTTAGGAGGCAAAAATGGCGATAGAGAAGTTTTATAAAGAAAGTATTTTAGTTGGGCCTCAAGAGAATGAGGCTTGGAAATATGAGAGCGGTGGCAACTTACTTGTCTTTGTAAAAGATACGCTTCGTGCACAAGTTGAGGCAACTTCGGGCGGAAGGCTTACTGTATTATATGACGACCAAGGATCACCTTCTATAATGTATGTGCTACCCAGATTCAAGTTAGAAGATATAGATAGTAACCTTGGTAGCGGATGGCATCCAGCCTTTTTGGTAAATGGAGTTGAAAAAACAGAAATATTTATCGGGGCATTTGAGGCATGTGTTATAAATAATCGTGCTTGTAGTTTGCCTGGGCAAGATCCAAAAGTTTATGTAAATTTTGATGATGCTCGTAGTTATTGTACTAATAAAGGAACTGGATGGCATCTTATGACTATATTTGAATGGGCTGCTGTGATGCTGTGGTGTTTGAAAAATGGATTTCAGCCAAGAGGAAATACAGATTATGGTAAATCTAATGAGGCAGCATATGAAACTGCAAAAGTTACTTATATATATGATAGTACTCAAGGAAGAACTGCTACTGGTACTGGCCCTAAATCTTGGTTTCATAACAATGATTATGTGGGAATAGCTGATTTAGTTGGAAATGTTTGGGAATGGCTAGACCTTTTCAAGTTGGTAGATGGACGTATCTATTGCCCGAGTGACAATTATTATAGCCTTGCTGAAGCAAGCTGGACAGCACAAGATGCATATTTTGATAGGGAGTCTGCCGATGTAAATAATCCGATTCTTTCTAGTGCAAGAAATATATCGGATGAGGGGCAAACTACAAATTATAGCACACATGATCCTTGGAGAACACTTATACTTGAATCCACATTTACAGCTCCTGATTTACTTAAACAGATTTGTGTAAGTCCTAAGACAACTGAATCAGGAGGCACTTTGACTATTTTTTCAGAAGCGAAAGGAAAAATTTGGACTAAGAATTTTGGTGAGCGTGTGGCGCGCCGCGGTGGCTACTGGAGCCATGGTGCTGATGCGGGCTTGGGTGCGCTGGCCTTGCTTGACGCCCGTTCGGACTCGGGCGACTTCGTCGGCTTTCGCCCTGCTTATATTGGATAATCTGGAATCTGATTTTCTGTAAATCTGTTTTGTTATGGCTGTAGAAGATTTAAAAATAAAACAGAAGTGCGAAGATATGATTCAATATGCTTATATAGCACTAAGGCAGTTTCCTAAATCAGAAAAATTTACTCTTGCAACTGACATAAAGAAAAGTATGTTTAAAATACTTGAGCTTATTATTAGATGTAATAAAAGCCGAGATAAAAGAAAGCATCTTTATGCTATAGATGTGGAGTTAGATATTTTAAGAAGTTTTGTCAGGTTGGCAAAAGATTTAAAGTTTCTTCCTTTTAAAAAATATGAAGTATGGAGCAGACATTTAGATGAGCTTGGCAGAATGCTTGGAGGTTGGATGAAATATATCAGGGGTAGGGCTATATAATGCCGCTCCGCGGTGGCAACTGGAACAATGGTGCTGATGCGGGCCTGGGTGCGCTGAACTTGAATAACGCCCGTTCGAACTCGAACAACAACATCGGCTTTCGCCCTGCTCTCCTCTATTGCCAGATACTTATGGCCTACGGGCTATGGGTCGGTGCAGAAGAGAAAAGGAGTCCTACTCCTCCCTTAGGGGGAATATGAATAGGTTTGGGCGGCAAGTAAGCCTTAAGAGGTCTAAAGTGGCCTAAGCCGATTTGATATAGGATTGAGTTATGCCTAAAACTTATAATAGCCTTTGGGCGTATATAATTGATTTTGAAAATATTTATAGAGCATATTTATGTGCTAGACGTTGCAAACGATATAGAACAGAAGTTTTGAAATTTTCTTCTGATTTAGAAAGCAATTTGATAGCGATTCAAAATGAACTTATCTGGGAAACTTGGGAACCTGGGAGGTGGCGGGAATTTTATATCTATGACCCTAAGAAACGTCTAATTCAGGCACCACCGTTTAAAGACCGTATTGTGCACCATGCCCTAGTGCAGGTAATTGAACCATTATTTGAAAGAAAATTCATCTATGATTCTTATGCTTGCCGTGTTGGCAAGGGTACACATGCAGCAATGTATCGGGTGCTTAGTTTTGAAAGGCAAGCAAAGCAAAATTATGGCCATTTTTATATACTTAAGGGAGATATAAGCCAATATTTCCCTAGTATTAACCACAAAGTCCTAAAAAGAATTATAAGGCAGACTATAAGAGATAAAGATACTTTATGGTTAATAGACAGGATCATAGACTTTGGTGGCGAGAATGGTCGGGGAGTGCCAATAGGTGCTTTAACTAGTCAATTATTTGCGAACATCTATCTAAATGAATTTGACCATTTTATCAAAGATGAGCTAAGCGTGAAGTTTTATGTAAGATATATGGATGACTTTGTGATAATTCATACAAATAAAGACTATTTAAAGCAATTGCTCTGCAAGATAGAAGATTTTTTATGGAGCCGCCTGGTGCTTAGACTAAACCTTAAAACTCAGATTTTCCTTTATACACAAGGTATAAACTTTTGTGGATATAGAATATGGCCTACACATATCTTACCTCGCAAACAAACAATGAAAAGAGCTAAAAAACGGTTTAAAAAGTTCTCAGAATGGAGGATAAGTTTAGATAAAATAAAAGCAAGCTTAATGAGTTTCTTAGGATATATAAAGCACTGTAATGCTTATCACTCTACTTTAGGGACACTAAAGAAGTTAGTTTTAAGGCCGCAGGTAGCTGGTATCCACCTCAGAGATAAAAGTAGACAATAGCATTGAAAAGATGAGGCTTGGAGTTATTTTATTGATATTGTTAGGAGGTTTTGATGGCAGAGATAAGTGAAGAAATCATTAGCAGTGAGTTATTAAGGAAGAAAAGACGGGTGCAGTTTAAAGCACCTTCTGCCAGCACGGATGATACAATTGTATTAGGAGATTACACAACCGTGCATGGTTGTTGTTTAATGAAAGAAGATGGAACTTTAGTCGCTTGCTCAATATCAGGCAATACAATTACAATAACGGGTAGTGCTAGTTCTGAAGATTTGTATGGATTTGCTATTGCAAGTTGAAAGAAATAATTTATACTAAATAGGAGCGTTAACATGACTAGGCAAGAATATTTGGGGAAAATAGACATAGAATTAAAAGATACCGCTTCTTTTCTTTCTTCTGATGATAAATCTCAAGCCTTGGATGATGCAATTTATCAATATTCAAAAGACAGACCTAGAATTAGAATGAAAGAGTATGATGGTGATGGTATCAGTTATGATTTCTTATTGCCTAATGATTTTGTTGGAACTTTTAGTTGGATAAAAATGGTGGAATATCCAGCAGGGAAGCAAGAGCCTAGAATTATTAAGGAAGAAAAATATGCTGTTTATTTCGAAAATGAGCTTTATTATTTGCGTTTAAAGTATGATACTCCATCTTCTAGTGAAAATCTGAGAGTATGGTATACCACTTTGCATAATGAAGGAACAATCCCAGAAACTGATGCTAGATTGGTTGTTAAATTAGCTACTTCTTATTGTTTCAGAATGTTAGCAGCCAAATTTGCTCAATCCAAGGATAGCACTATTGATG